GATGTAGACCTTCTCGTATTCCTTGATCTGCGGTGAAGGGTCAGATCTAGCCGGATCGGGCGTCACAGAGGACTACAGGGCCCTTTCCGGGAAGATTGAGCCGAGGCTGGTCACGCCGGTTCACGCGGTTTCGAGTCTTGGCCCTGCCCAAGCCGAGTTTGCTCGGTCGAGGATGGGTATCGAGCTCATGGGTTGGCAGGCGCGTGCGATCAGCGATCAGTTGAGCCTGGACGCCAACGGCGATTTTCTGTTTCGTGAGGCTTTGGTGTCGACGGCCCGGCAGAACGGCAAGAGTTTTGCCTTGAAGTCGCTGGCAGCCTGGTGGCTGGTCGACGAGGCCCGCCGGCGCGGCCAGCCACAGAACGTCCTGCTAGTGGCCAACAAACTTGACCGCTCGATCCCGATGTACCGAGAGATCGTTCAGTATCTCGAGACCTACCACGGAGCAAAAGCGTCTTGGACGTCCGGCCATTTCCAGTGCGTCATGCCCGACCAGTCAACGATCAAGGTCGTCGCGGCGAAGGACAACGTCCACGGCCTCACCCTGGACCTCATTCTGATTGACGAAATTTGGGACGTCGCCCCGTCCGTCGTGTTTGATGCGCTCCGGCCCAGCATGATTGCCCGCCGGAACCCGTTGCTGTCCATGTGGTCGACCGCTGGCGACGAGGGCTCGGCCACGATGCTCCGGCTTCGTGAGCAGGCGATCAATGCGATCGACTCCGGCAAGCCCGGCCGGCTGTATTTTGCCGAGTGGTCCATGCCACCCGACGTTGACCCGGCCGACCGCCGCTATTGGCCGTGGGCAAACCCAGCCTTGGGCACGACGATCGATTGGCCGGCCCTTGAGGCGCAGGCCGACGGCGGTGACCGCGCCGCATTCCTGCGCGCCCATCTCAACCTTTGGGTGTCGGCGGCCCGTAGTTGGCTCCCGGTGGGATTGTGGTCGTCACGTCAGGCCGAGGTCGACATCCCGGGCGGAGGTGTCCTGGCCGTCGACTCCAGCCTGGACGAGTCCCGCTATGTCGGCGTCCGGTGCGTCCCGATCGACGGCGGCGTCGTCGCCCATGTCGAATTCGTCGTCGAGAAAGAGGACGCGATGTGGGAACAGATCGCCCGCGTGCTTGAGGACCCGAAGGTCACCCTGGCGATCACGCCCGGCCTTGAAATCCACACCCCGCTACCGCTACGCCGCCGAACCGAGACAGTCGGCTACGGCGAACTTGCCCGCTACACATCCGTCGTCCGATCCATGATCGTGGAAGGCAAGTTGTGGCATGACGGCTCGGTCGCCCTGGCCGAGCACGTCCAGCGCGCCGTCCTGGTCAAGACCCAAGCCACCACCGTCGTCAGCTCACAGAAGTCCCCGGGCCCGATCGAACTGTGCCGATGCATGATTTGGGCCGCGGCCATGGCCTCTAAACCGGCGTCGAAACAGCGCCCAGCGTTTGCTATGGGACACTCGTAGACAACTATCCACAGGCTGTGGGAAACTCCGCTCACAGTCATGGGTCTACTGCGACGCTCCGTACCGCCCGCTTTTGGGTCGGCCGACATCAAGGCCGCCGCAGGCTCGGCCGCCCAACAGGCCATCTCGCAGGTGATGACCTACACGATCGGCAACGCCGAACTCCGTGCCCTCCAGCTCCCGACCATTTCGCGTGCTCGAGACCTCATCGCCTCCATGATCGGTTCGCTTGACCTTGTCCAGTACCGGCTCCAGTGGGACCCGACCGAGCAGGAATACGAGAAGGTCTACATCGAGGGCGAGTCCTGGTTTACCCGGCCTGATCCGCAGGTCACGCGCGCGTTCATCATGTCCAACACGTTCTCGGACCTGCTCATGTACGGCCGCGCATTCTGGTACATCACCTCGAGATACCAGACCGGCTACCCGGCATCTTTCGAGTGGCTACCGGCCGCCAACATCAACACGATCGACCAAGGCGGGCCCCAATGGTTCAAGCCATCCGACCAAGTTGAGTTCAATGGCGTTCATCTGCCGACCGAAAATCTGATCCAATTTCTGTCGCCGATCATGGGCATCGTCTACACCGGCACGATCGCCATGGACACTGCCTACAAGCTTGACGCCGCGGCCCGCCGATTCTCAAGCACCGAGATCGCCGCCGGATACCTGCAGCAACGCGGCGGTGAGCCGATGACCGCCGAGGAGCTTGGCGAACTAGCGGCCGGCTGGTCGCAGGCACGACGCAACAACGCGATCGGTGCCCTCAACGAGTTCGTCGAATGGAAAGAGTTCTCTAGCGACCCGAGCAAACTCCAGCTCGTTGAGGCCCGCCAGTATCAGGCCCTTGAGCTCGCCAGGCTTGCCAACATCCCGCCCTACCTTGTCGGCGCACCTACCGGCACTGGGATGACGTATCAGAATGCATTACAGGCCCGGCAGGACCTGTACTTATTCGGAGCGAAGCCGTACATCCAGTGCATCGAGCAAACCTTGTCAGGCGACAACGTGATCCCACGCGGTCGCCACATCGAGTTCGACCTGGACGACTACCTCGGCGACAACGAGATGGTAAATACGCCACTCGTGGACACGCCCACCTCAATCCGAGAGGATGTCAGCGATGACTGAAAAGCTCACACTCGCCACCGGAACATTCACGATCGACGCACAAGCGGCTGACGGCACACCAGCACGTTCGATCACCGGCCTGGCCGTACCCTGGAACGTCGCCACCACCGACTCGCTCGGCACCAAGGTGATGTTCAAGCCGGGGTCGTTGCCCGAGGACGGCCGACCCCCGCGGTTGCTCGAGGGCCACGACTCCGGCAAGGTACGCGGCATCGTCACCGAACGAGTTTCGACCGACGACGGCATGATGTTCACCGCCAAGTTGGCCGAAACACGCGACGCCGACGACACCATGCAACTGCTTCTCATGGGCGCATACGACTCCGTCAGCGTTGGCGTCGTGCCCACCAAGTTCTCGTTCGACAAGTCCGGCACCATGGTGGTTGAGGCCGCCCGCTGGTCCGAACTGTCGATCGTCGCCGAGCCCGCCTTCGAGCAGGCCCGGATCAGCCAAGTCGCCGCCTCCGCACCCAAGGAGGAGAACGACGAAACACCCGAAACCCCAACCGAGTCCGAGGAGGACCCAGTGTCAGAACCCATCGAGGCCGCCGCCCCGGCGGTCATCCCGACCCAGCCTATCCAGTTCGCCCAGCCGGCCAAGCCGTTCACGCTCCCGTCGGCCAGCGAATACATCGTGAAATTCCTCAAGGGCGGCTCCGAATTCGCCGAATTCAACGCCAAGATTCGCGCCGCCGCACCCGACGTGGTCACCACCGACACGCCCGGCATCCTGCCCGAGCCGATCATCGGCCCGGTCTACAACAACTTCCGCGGCCTGCGCCCTGTCTGCGACGCCGTCGGAATCAAGGCGATGCCCGGCGGTGGCAAGGTGTTCCGTCGTCCCGAAGTCACGACCCACACCACCATCGGCGCATCGAACGGCGAAAACGTCGCTCTCGACTCCGGCACGTTCGTGGTCAGCAACAACAACGTCACTAAGGAAGTGTATGGCGGTTACGTCAAGCTCTCCGAGGAGGACATGGACTGGACCGAGCCCGAAGTGCTGGGCCTTCTGTTGGATGACATGGCCCGCATCTACGCAAACACCACCGACAACGTCGCCGCCGACAACCTCCTGTCCGGTGCCACCAACACCCGCAACTTCGACGAGTCCGAGAACGCCGACCCGACCTACTGGATCCAGTGGATCTACGGCGCGGCCCGCGACATCCTCGAGAACAGCAACGGCAACCTTCCGAGCCACTTCTTCGTCTCGCCGAACAAGTTCCAGCAGCTCGGCCAGCTCGAGGACGGCCAGGGCCGCCCGCTGTTCCCGCAGGTCGGACCGATGAACGCCTACGGCACGCTTTCGCCGGCCGTCGCGGCCGGATCGGCATTCGGCCTCACCCTCGTCGTCGACCGCAACTTCGCCAGCGACACCATGATCGTCGGCGACCCGACCGGCTACGAGATTTTTGAGCAGCAGAAGGGCGCAATCTCGGTCGAAGCCGCAGACGGCTCGCTGTCCCGCATCATCAAGTTCCGCGGCTACTTCGCCACGTTGATGATCGACCCCAGCAAGTTCATCAAGGCCGCGCTCGTCTGATCGCCGCTTAGGACCGAACTATGGCAACGTATTCCATCACCCACGCCATGAGGCTGGAAGGCGTTGCCGTAGTTCAGACCCTCACCGCCACGGATGTCACTGTCGGGCAATCCGTGACCGTTGCAGGCGTCGGGAACGGCTTCGACGGCACCTACAC